CCGCGCCGGCGGCAGCGGGGTGGCAATGCGGCGGTCGGCCAGTCGGCGGCAAACCTCCGCTTCCTGCCCGGTCAGTACCTGCACAGCATAAAGGCTCATGGTGCAGCCTGCGCTTTCTTGTCTAGGTAAGCCGTAACCTGCTTGTACAGCTCCGGCTTCTCGGTTGCCATCGTGCGCCACAGCATGGTCTTCACGTCATCCGTGCCTGCTTCAAGGTCGGTCTTGTTCCGCAGCTCCACGCGCTTCTTGTAGGCGACCGCGCGGGTCAGGCCGCTGATCTGGTTTATCAGCTTGTCCACACTCACGGCGTTCCAGTCCTCTTCCTTCTTGGCGGTCAGCGCCGTCATAAGGTCCTGGCTCGCCACGCGCACCAGCGCCTCGGTCGTGTCAAGGTCGGGGTAGCGCTCCAGCTCGTCAAGCATATTTCTAAAGTTGGCCTGCGCGATCTGCAGCGTCTGCAAATTTTCGACGTATCCCTGCGCGTAGCGGCACACGCTCGAAACCGACAGGCTGTACCCGTGCTCCTGCAAATAGTCCACGATCTCGGTATAAGTAGCGCTGCCGTCAAGGATCATCTCCTCAACGGTAGCTTTCATTTCTGGCGGCAGCTTGTCGATCTTGCTGTGCTTGCGGTTGCCGCTGCTCTTGCCCCCGCGCTGAAACGGCCACGCCATCGTTACACCTCGATCATCGCGTCCTTGACATCCTTTTCAAGCACGCGCATTCCCTTGCCGGAAAGCTTTGCTTCCAATTCCGTCCAGTTGTGGTCCGCTAAATCCTCGCACCGCACATGATCCTTTACGGTGCGCAGCAGAATATACCCTTCCAAAGCCAGAAAGTCGAGGCAGGCGGCGTATTGTCCCTCGCCAATGCCGTCGTCCTTCAAAATGCGCTGAATGCTGCTCAGGTTGTGGTAGCTCGGCGCAAGCACGTTCAGCGTCCGCATGATCTTGCCGTTATTTTTGGCAAAGTCGCTTTGCTCCATTTCGGCAAGCAACTTTTCTTTCATGTCCATGTTACGAATTCTCCTTTTGCGACAACTGCTGTAAAAGCTGCATCTGCAGCTCGATCACACGGTCAATTTTCTGGTTTGCCGACTCGATTTTGCGGTCGGTCTTGGTGTTTTCGCGGTAAAAGTCCTCTTTGGTAAGGTAGTTTTCACTGATGCGGGAAATCTTCTCCCGCAGCTCGCCCACGTCCTTGTCGTGGGTCGTGCGCGGCGTGTAGGTTTCTTGGATTTTTCGGATCTGCGCCTCGTGGTTCGCTATCTTTGTGTCGAAGTCTTCTTTCGGCACAGCCGTGTCCAACTTCTTTTCGATTTTGTCAAAGCTGTGCTTTATCATGTAGCCAAGCGCGCCCGTCAAGCCGCCAAGCAGTAATACTGCCAACCACCAAGTCCCTGCGTCAAACTGCATTGCCGTACCCCTCAAAACAAAAATCGTGATGTGTTATGGTTTCTGCAACCATAATACATCACGATTCGTAAAGTCCGAAAGATAAAGCCCTTTCGCAAAATGATTTACTTGTCTGTGTTCTGTTCGTCCGGCGCGTCGAACAGGCTCATCTGTCCGTCCACAGGCTTCGCCCTCACCGCTGCCGCTTTGTCTTTTACGATAACGCGGATTTGCATTTCCGTCAAATGATATTTTTGCGCAAGCTCCCGAAAATTGTACCCGTCAAACTCGGCGACGATTGCCTTGTTGCGGGCGTAGCGCTCAAAGCGGTCGTTTTTCGGGATGTACACGTTCCCGCCGCCGTAGGTGTCGATCAGCCGCAGGAACGCCTCCGTGCCCACAATGCCGATCAGCTGTCGGTCGTCCTCGGTCAAACATTGCTCAAGCCATTCCGGCAGCTTTTCATCCATCCGCAGCACCCGCCTTTCGCTCCGCGTTTTTGACGTATCCCTTCAGCGCCTCGATCAGCTTGTTGCAGCTCTTGTAGTCCAGCCACGCGAACGGGTCATCGGCAAAAGCGTCCACGCCGGCCTCTTTCTTGATCGCCGCCCGCACGCGGTCGCCGACCGCGACCGTGCTCGGGCTGGCGGCGGCCAGTCGGTACATCAGCGCCCAAACCTTGCGCTCCTGGCCCTCGCTCACGCCGCCCGGCTTTCGCTTGCGGTGGTTGGTTTTCTTTGGGCGGGGCGGCGGCGTGCCCTGCCGTGCTTCCAGTTCTCCAATCACCTTGCACGCCTCGCTGTAGCTCAGCTCCTTCACGCTGCTCTTGCCGGTCACGCCATATACAAGGTCGTGCAGCGCGTCCTCGCCGCCGCGGTTCACGATTCCAAGCGCCTGCCCGATGGCGTAGATCTTGCGGATCTGGTAGGTGCTGCATCCGCCCATCCCTGCCGCCTCCTTACAGCTCTTTCGCCTCGGCTTCGCTTACATCATAATAGAACTCATCGGTCTGGTTGATGTACGCGCCCAGCTTGCACAGCAGCTCCGCGGGTTCCCTGCGCAGTGCCTCACGGTCAAGGGTTTCGGTGCGCTTGATCAGGTTGTCCCGCCCCAGGGCTTTCAGCTGCGCGATCACATCCTCCACACGCCCCTTGGGCAGCACCAGTTTGCTGCTCAGCCGGTAGCCCACCACGCCGAAGTTCAGCGCGCGGCTCTTGCCCACCAGCTCGGCGCGGTGTCCGTCCACAAACGCTTTTACCTGGCCTTCCAGTTCCTTCACGCGGTTCTGCACGGGCAGGGCCGTGGTTGTGTAGGTATCCTTGGCGGCATCAATTTTTCGGTCGCGCTCCACTGCCAGTTCCGCCAGCGTGTGCCGGCATTCGCGGATGTCCCGCAGCGCTTTGTCGGTTTCCGCCCAGCTTGCCAGCACGGGCGCGGTTGTCACTTTCCGTCTTGCCATAGGTCATTCCTCCGTAATAAGCTGTATGTCTTGGTTGTTTTTCACAAGCTGCCGTCGCAGGGCGGCAAAACTTGGATAATACGGGCTGTAGGTATAGTAGGCGTAGTCTTCCTCGTTTTTGCCCATCGCCTTCAAAAACCACTTTTTCTTGTTTTCCGGGCAGTTTTTCTTGATCAGGCTGTGCTTCACGCAGTAACAGAACCGTCTGCGCTCCTCGCAATCTTCGACGAGCCATTTTCCGCGGAATGTGCCGTTCACATAAACAGCCAGCTTGCTTTTGTAAGGCGTCGCGTACTGCCGTTGGACGCTGATTTTGTATCCGTCCACCAACAGCGTAAGCCCGCCATACTTCCACAGGGCGCGCCGTTCGGCTTCCTGCCATTCGTCCTTTGTCATATTCGCTCCTTCCTCGCTCTGCATCGTTCAGGGCTTGCGACCTGCGCCCAATCGGGCGGCTGCATTAAGGCGGGGGCCTGCGCCCCCAAAGGGTTACGCGCCGTGCTGGTGTTCCATCACAATGGGCCGCTCCGGCAATTCGGCCCGTACCATGTTGCCGGCTGCCGCCTTGCGCTTGTGCTTGCCCTTGCGGGGGCGCTGCGGCAAATTTGCAAATTGCAGGCTCTCCACGGCATCGTCGTAGCCGTCCCGGTACCCCGTGTCGTATCGGTCGCGGAACATCGCGGGCGCTCTCTCCGGCTCCTCGTCGTCCGGCTGGCCGCCGTGCAAAAGTTCCCGCTCCAGCCTGCCGTCCTCAATGATCATCCGCGCAATAATGTACAGTCCCAGCACGCCCGCCCCCAGCGTTGCAAGCCCCTGTGTCCAGGTGCTGCCCGCGGCGATCGCGCCGAACAGCATCCCAAACGTCATGCCAAGCCCCGCCCCAAGGGCGGCGGCGTATCCTTCCCGTGTGCTCATGGTTTCCTCCTTAATTCAGTACGCCCACGCCCATGCTGGCGGCAATGCCGCGCAGGCCGTCCAGGCTGGTGTTTTCGTTGCGCACGGCGTTGGTGTACACGCTCATTGCGCCGCGTATGCCCCATTTGCTGCGGCAAACGCCGGTCATAAAGGCAAGCTCCTTGCCGTGGCTGCCGTCCGCCAGCGTCGGGAACAGCTTTTCCACATCCGCCAGCTTCACGTCGGCGGTGCTGTACCGGCGGCGGAACCGCACCCGGCTGAACTGCTGGGCAAACTGCGCTTCCTGCTTGCCCAGCATCCGGCTGTACACCTCACTGTTGCCGATCAGGCAGATGCCCGTTCCGCTTTCGCCGGTCAGGTCGTCGGGGTCGCTCAGGCTGCGCAGCTCCTCCAGCGCGTCAAAGCGCAGGTTCTGCGCCTCGTCAATAATGATCACCTTGTCCGTCCCCTTCAGCCTGTCATGGATGGCCATACTCAGCTCCAACCGGTTGCGGGTGGCGGGCAGTTTCAGGGCCGTGCCAAGCTGCCGCAGCATGGCGGTCAGCGTGCCGCCCACCGGGGTGCAGCGGATGTAAATGGCGTTGGCAGGGTTGTCCTGCACAAACCGCGCCGCGCCCCGCGTCTTGCCAATGCCCGCGTCCCCGTGCAGCACCACAATGCCGCGCTCCAGCTGGCAGTACTGGATGGCCTTGTATACATCCTCGCTCACGCTGGTGGGCACATACCCGGCACTCAGGTAGGGGGCCTTCTCGGCCTCGGCCTGCGCCGCCGCGCTGCGGGTGCGCAAAAACTCTTCGATCTTGCTTTCCACGGCTTCCACGTCGCCGGGGTACTTGCTGTTGCGGTACTGGCTCAGCGCCGTTGGGCTTACCCCGATCATGGCCGCCGCCTTGGACTGCGGCAGGCCGCTCTGCTCGCTCAGGTAAGCGTCCAGCTGTGCCTGAAGCGCCGCGTTATAGGTTTTCATCTTCAAAGCTCCCTTCCTGTTCATGCTGTTTTATCGCATTGGCCGTCATCCGGCCAAAGTCTACCAGATGTTCCGCGCCCACGGCTTGCAGCAGCGGTTCGCCCTCGTTTGCAAACTGCAGCTCCACAACGGGCGGCTTGGCGTTCTCCGGCGCGGTGATGCGCGCCTCAATGTTCTGCTGCGCCTTGGCCAGGCAAACGTCAAAGGCCTTGGCTTCGCCGTACACCTCTGTAATTTTCCCGGCCTGCGCTTCGGCGGCGTTTTTGACCAGCTTGGTATAGCCTCGCAGTTCGTGCATGGCGGCCTGGATGCTCTCGCGGTTTGCGCCGTATTCCAGCACCATATCGTCGCGGCAGGGCAGTTCGCAGATGAACCGGTCCTGCGGGTCATACGCCCGGATGGTGCGCAGGTCGTCGGGGTCGTAGCGGTAATACACCTTTTTGCCCTGGTACTGCATCGTGAACTCGTCCGTGTAGTAATCCAGCTTCGCGCCGTACAGGTTCGCGGTAATGCCGTTGCGCCCCACCTTCAGCGGGCGGCTGCTGCGCATTAGCATCAGGTTCAGGTCGGCGGGGGCAGCGATCCGCTTCCGGCTCAGGTTGTCCCGCCAGACCTGCAGCTTGGTTTTCCCGTGGTCGCGCTGCACCGGGCCGTTGTACTCGCTTTCGTTCATCAGGCCGTCCAGCAGCGTCTGCACGCTGGCGGTAAAATCGCTGTCAAGCACCACTTCACCGCCCTTTAACAGGTGTTTTAACTGCTCCGGCTTTTCCACCACCGTGCCGCCGCAGAATGTGTCAAACAATCGGCTGATCTGGTTTTTCACATCGCAAAAGCGCCGCTCAATGGTCTTGGCGCGGGCGTTGCGCACAATGGCGTTCGTCATTTTAATGCCCAGCCGCGTAAACACGGGCGGCGGCACAAATTTCTCGGTGTCATCCCAGCCCTGCCACTCGTTTTTGGTTTTGCGGGTGCGGTGGCCGGTGCCGCCAACGTCCTTGTTCAGGTATTCGCGGCCGTTATCCACATAGATGTTGTCCGGGATGCCGTACCGCAAAATGCCCCGCCGCAGGGCGGTCAGCACATTTTGGCTGCTGTTGGTGTCTGCCACATGGCAGCCCACAAAAATGCCGCTGCGCGCGTCCATAAAGGCGGTCAGGTACAGGCGGTGCGTCCCGCCGCCGTCGCCTTTGGTCACAACGTCAAAGGTGTGGGTGTCGGCGATCCAGTATTCATTGGACTGCATATTCTCGTATTCGCGCCGGATGTAGTGGCTGCATCGGTCATAAAATGCCTTCGGCCCTTCGCGCCCCATCACCTTCACGGGCTCCGGCACATCCGCCATAACATGGCGGTAAAAAGTCGTGTAGTCCGGCACCGGCAGTGCTTCCGGGCAATGCTGTTCCAAAAAGTAGATCGTCTGGTCGTAGCATTGCTTGATGGGGCTTTGCCGCTGGTCCAGGTAGTAGTACATAAAGGCGTCCCACGCCGCCGCCGGGATCTTGCAGTACCCCCGCCGCGCCTTGCCGCGCCCGTCCACCAGTCCGTCCAGGTCATCCTCCAGCACGGCCCGCTGCCGCGCGTACAAGATCTTCCGGGTGATATGTACCTCCGGGTGGTCCAGCCGGAACTGCGCCAGCCACGCTTCGTCCGCGGCGGCCTCTGCACCGCCCCCCGCCCGC